TGTTCTTTTCAGATGTGTAGTGCGCTCCCAGGTTGCGCCGTTCTTTCGGATTCATTACAGCCTGAAACATGGAGCCGAAAATAGCGGGCGAAATCTTGCCCCAATCCAAACCGCAGGTTTCCAAAAGCATTTCTCGCATTTTGCTGTCGAACGCGGCGGGCGGCAAATTTTCCTCGAATAGTTTGCCGTTGACATAAGGGAACTGTGCCAAGTTTTCATCCAAGTTTTTCAAACGCTGTTCTTTCGGCGTGTTGAGCGTGTGAAAAATGGTAGCCAAGTGCATAGCCAAATCGCTGCCGTCAGGCTTGGTATGCAGGTCGATGTATTGCCAGAAAATGCCCTTTTCAAAAATGTTGGTGTCATCGGCGAAGAGGCAAAAAATCTATGCCCCGAAAAGACCGGCAAGCTGGCAAAGAGCATCCGGGTACGGTTCAAACGGAAGAGCCTGAAATTCGGATGGGTCCGCGCCGATCTTGTCGCGGGAAATGCAGAGGCATGGTACGCGCACATTATTGAATTCGGTTCCGGCTCGTACTACGCCGGTAAAGGGACGAAGTCGAAACGAAAGCCATATGAAATCAGGCCGAAGGGCGCGAAGAGCCTTTTCTTCGCCGGGATCATGCGAGATTTGACGGTTCATCCCGGCGTGAAGCCGACGGCTTTTATGCGTCGCGCGCTCGATGGGAAACAGCAGGAAGCAATACAGGCCGTCGCTGATTACCTCAAAGTCCGCATCCCGAAAGAACTAACGAAAGCCGGTAAATGAGCGCAGAAGCAATCGTCGCTGCGTTCATGAATGACGCATCAATCACTTCGCTGGTGAGCACAAGAAAGGCGCTCGCACAGTTACCGCAGAACACAACTTACCCGGCGATTGTGTACACGATTATCAGTCTCGTGCCGCAGCCGATTGTTGCATATCAGCAATCGGGGCAAAGGGCATTAGCACGAGTGCAAATCAACCCTATGGGGGTGACGATTGCAAGCGTCATTGCGATGCACACCGCGATTCGTGCGGTTATGGATTTCAAGCACACCGTCAGCATGGGCGGTCACACGGTTGTCAGCTCGCGGCTCGATTTGATCGGGCCGATTGACAAAGACAACGAAGGCGGGATTTGGACACAGCCCGCCGACTACCAAATTCTGTTCGTCGAATAACCAGATTCCCGCTCGCGCGGGATGCACCAGTAGCCGCCTCCGGGCGGCTTTTTTATTTCCTGAAAGGAAAAAATCATGACTGCTCGCACCAGCGCGGGAACGACCTTATACGTCTGCGCATCCGCGCCCGCTACTTACGATGTCTCCGGCTACGCCGCCCTTACTTGGGTGTCTGTCGGCGAAGTTACCGGCGTGCCGGATTTCGGACGTGAATACACGCTCGTTACCCACGTTCCGATTGCCTCGCGAATCACGCAGAAGTACAAGGGTTCCTACAACGAAGGAAGCGGCGACTTGCAACTAGCGCTTGATACGGATGATGCCGGACAAATCGTCATGAAGGCCGCATCGCTTTCTGACAGCTCGTACTTCTTCCGCATCACCACTCAAAACGGGGACGTCTATTACGCGCCCGCAAAAGTGATGTCGTGGAAGGTCGGCGGCCTCGATTCAGCCGACAACATCACAAAAGCGACCGCGAAGCTCGAATGGACATCGTCTAGTGCCGGTGTCGGATTCGTCGAATCGCTCGCGGCTTAACCGCCATAACCCCGCTCGGCTCCCTCCGTCATTGCTGGGGGAGGGGCCGGGTCTTACCCAGCAAGGAAACACATGACTAAGACCGCTGAAGTCCTCGACTTCTCTAATTTCTTCCTGTCCGAATCGTCCGCTCTGGACATCGATTTGCCTAACGGTGAACCGATGCTCTATGAGGGTAAGCCGGTTCGCGTTCACGTCTTCGGGGCCGCATCTGCTCAGCACGCGAAAGCGACTGAGGCGATGAACCGCGAAGCCACGAAACGCGTCATGGCGGCGATGGGCGCGAAGAACAAAAAGAAAGACGAGGAAGACAAAGACGCAGACGCAAAGTTTCTGGTTGCGATCACCGACAGTTTCGAGAATTTCCCCTATCCCGGAGGCGCAGCCGCGATCTATCGCGAGCCTCGCCTTAAGTACATCGCCGATCAAGTTCGCGCGTACGTGGGTGACTCGGGAAACTTCTTCGGGTCTGGCGCGAAACCCTAAACCTCTACGCGCGTCAACTCGGCTGGTATCAAGCCATACCGAAAGTTGAAAAGAAAAAGCACGAAGACGAAGACAAGCGAACCCGTGAAGAGCGGATTCTCGCCAATGGTGGTGAGCCGCTTCTTCCTGATCTAGACGAGGTCGCGTACCTCTTTGAAATCTGGTCCGACATTGGTGTTGTCTGCCAATCAGGTATGGGCGCGTCTCGGCTCACCTGTGCAGAAGTTGTCGCATGGACTCAAGGCACCGGGCGAACCCTGTTGCCGTGGGAATTCTCCGTCGTGCGCGACATGTCCTCCTCCTACTTGCTCGGTCTCCGCGAAGGCGAAGACATGAACAGCCTACCGCCGTATTCAGAGGTCAAGGAATTTGACCGTGACGTCGTTAGCAAGAACCTCAAAACCGCCCTCCAATCATTGAAAAGGTGAACGCTTGAACGTCGGTACGTTGACCTTAGAAATGGCGGCAAACGTTGCCCGCTTGAAACAGGACATGGACGCTGCGAAGTCCACTGTTTCTGGCGCGATGGACAAGATTAAGTCCTCCGCTGGCATGGCGATGAAGGCGCTTGGTGCCATTGGTATCGGTCTTTCAATCGGTGCAATCGGCGCGTACTTCACAAATCTTGTCAAGAGTTCGATTGAAGCGGCTGACAGGCTAGGGGAGTTGGCAAAAGCCACGGGAACCAATGTCGAATTTCTAAGTGCCATGCAAGGCGCAGTGAAGACGGCAGGCGGCGACCTTGAGGGCTTTGCTAAAGGCATCAACAAGCTGCAACAGTTCATGGTTGCCGCTGCTGAGGGTGCCGAGAAGAACGTCAACGCATTCCAAAAACTCGGCGTCAGTTTTCAGAACACTGACGGCACGATGAGGAAGACGGAAGACACGTTTCTCGACATGGCGCAAGCCTTCAGCGAGATAGCAGACGGCCCCGCGAAAGCCGCGCTAGGCGTTGAGATTTTCAGCAAGCAATGGCAAGTCATGGCCGTGCTCGTCGCGAACGGTAAAGACGGGCTTAAAGAGGCCATGGAAACCGCGCGCGCGCTCGGGTTGGTGCTAGACCAAGAGACAGCCGATGCTGCGGATCGCGTTGCCGACAACATGACCCTGATTGGCATGGCTGGTCAAGGGCTTGGCAACAGCATCATGAAGTCGTTGCTCCCGACTCTTGAAGGGCTGACCAAGATGTTTTTGGACAGCAAGAAAGAGGGCGGCGGGTTCGCCAATACGCTGGTCACGCTGGTTTCTGGTGCGTTCAACATCGCGGCTAGTTCCGGTCTTGCGATGTGGGGCGTACTCAAGTCGCTAGGCATCATCATCGGCGCGACGGGCGCGATGATGAGAGAGCTTTTCCAAGGCAATTGGGATGCGGCTATGGCGATTCGTCAGGCTGCATTGTCTGATTCCGCTGCGGCTCTTTCTGATGGCTGGTCAAAGGCAAAGGCCGTTTGGGATGGCACGCTCCCGACACTTACCGACTTGGAGCGCGGTCTCGCGAAGACCTCTAAAGCACAACGGGAACTGACCGTTGAAAACACGAAGGCAGCGGATGCCGCGAAGAAGTTACAAGAGTCTTTCCGCAAACTCTTTGATGATCTTGAAACAAAGCTGGAATTAGACGACCTAGCGATCAAGCTCGGTCGCGAGTTGACCAACTCCGAAAAAACACAAATCGACCTGCTCGCGAAGATCGCGAAAGAGACCAAGGGGCTGGATTCGGCGCAGAAGCAAGTTTTGATCGGGCTTGCTCTGACGCACGTCGAAAACCTAAAGAATGCCGAGAGCAAAAAAGCGCTCACTGAGGCAACGAAAGCGTATGCCGAGAGCGTAGCGCTGGCCTACGAACAGGTTGCGGACGCGCTCGAAAAGCACCAGAAAGAAAACGACCAGACCGAAGCCGCGCTCCGGGCAATGGTTGAAGGCTTAAAGGAAGAAGCCAAAACACTAAACATGACCGAGGTGGAGCGCGAGCTTTACAACCTCGGCCTAGCCAAATCGAAAGCGCTACTCGGGGCCGATGATGATGCTCGTCGCGCGACGATTGAATCACTCTATGCCGAAGCTGAAGCGCGGATTCGCGCGCGCGCTCAGGTGAAAGAGCAGGCATCCGCGTGGGAATCGCTCTCAGGCGTGACGCAAAACTTCTTTGAAGACCTGTTCCAGAACGGCACGAGTGCTTTCGGTAATCTGTGGAGCGTCATCAAAAAGTTCTTCGCGCAAGTCGCGGCGCAGTTCGCAACGAAGTTCGTGATGAATGCGGTCTTTGGCGGCGGCTCAGGCGGTGGCTCTGGTGGCGGCATCATGAGCATGATTAGCTCCCTGTTCAGCGGCGGCGGTGCCGATGGTGGAGTCACATCAAGTTCACCGTCATTCCTT